TCCTTGGCGACATTGGTATGGATGAATGGTTCAACCACTGCAAAAATAGCGGTGGTGTCTCACAAGGTGTATCCTTTTGGAATACATCTCTCGAGGCTAAGTTCCATTATCCAATTAGTGTAACAGAGCGTCTAAAACCACTGGTGTCTCTATACTCACAGCATGATCCTTTGCTGATGAGAAGTATCGCTATTTCTAACGATACGAGGTCTGACCGTGAGGTTGACCAATATGAGATATCACTGGCGTCACGCGCTACAACAGTCCCGAAGAACGACAAGATCGATCGCATGATTGCGATTGAACCCACATGGAATATGTTTTTCCAACAGGGATTAATGCGAGTTTTTTTATACTCGCCTTGCCGCCTTTGGTCTTGACGTTTCAACTCTCCCTGATATACATAAGAAGGTCGCGAAAGAGGCATCGATCACTGGACATCTGTCCACGATCGATTTCTCCTCTGCTTCCGACTGTATATCACCTACCTTGGTAGAGGCTCTTTTGCCTCCATCTTGGTTTGCCAAAGTCGATATCGTACGTTCGCGATACATGAAGGTCTCTGACCAACACGTACCGTTAAACATGATATCGACGATGGGGAATGCGGTAACTTTTCCGCTTGAGCTGATCGTCTTCTATAGCCTAGCTGTCGCTAGTATGCATTTTTCGTCCCTTAAACCCGGTTATATCCGGAGCACGTTAGTCGACTTCACCGATCCTTTGGTGTCGTCTGTTAGCGTGTTTGGTGACGATTGTATACTTCCCACAGTTGCTGTGGCTCCCTTCGCGTATATATGCAAAGAGGTGGGCCTTCTGATCAATCAGGAGAAATCCTGTATTGGTCCGGCACCTGGCTTTAGAGAATCCTGTGGAGGTGATTATCTCCATGGCGATGACGTGCGTCCCTTTTATTTAAAGGGACCGACCAGTGGTTCTCTTTCTGCGCTTGAGCCTTGGTTGTATATTGTCGTTAACAGTATCCTCAAGAAGTGCATGTTGCACTTTGGGACACTATCATACGTATATATGCTTCCGCGGCTAATGAGTGTAGTTAGAAGGCTACAAGTTCAGTACGGTTTTTATCTTAAGATCGTACCGGACTCCTTTCCTGATGATGCGGGGTTGAAGATAGGGCATGATTATGCCCGATTCTCTCGCACGTATCATTCCTTGGTTTTTTCAAGGATAGGGGTCGATATACACGGTCAAGTCGAGTTTCAATACTGTGCTTTTAGATATACAAGCACAGAACTCGTTGACTGGGATCTCCGCTATAGCGAACACCTCAAGAAAACATTCTTGAGGTATAGCATAAGTAGGGACGCTCTTCCTGAGCGATATCGGACCCGCAGAAAAGGCGGTTATGTTGTAAGTAAGGCGCGGTCCAGTTTCTGGTCCTCCGTCTTATCAAACACGAACTACTCAGCCGGCATTTAGCCGGTCTGGGACCCTTATGGGGTCCCTGAGTAGAGAGTTGCCTGAGAATGCATG